ATGGCGACTGGCAACGATGGCGCGGCGACGCGCGAAGCGGATCCGATCAACGGCGGCGCGACCGCCAAACCCGAAGAGGTCCACGCGGCCAACGGCTCGAAGCCCGAGAGCGTGACGCCGGAGCCAGGTCCCGAGAAGGCCGCGGGCGAGCCGGCGAAGGACGCCGACCCTGCCAAGGCCGAGGGGCCGCATCCCGGCGGCCTGCCCGACGCCATCAAGGCGATCCTGATGGCGAAGCTGCTCGGCGGCGCGACCGTCGAGGCGTGCGACTGCAAGGGATGCACGGGCGGCGTGAAGACGTACCTGATCACCGCCGGCGGCGAGAAGGGCGAGTGCGTCTTCACGTTCGTCCGCGCCGACAACGTCCGCGAGGCGCTCGCCGAGGCACGCAAGCTGATCGGCAACAAGGCCGACGAGCGGCAGATCCTCCAGGCGGTGAAGCTTCCAGTTGACCACTACGAGCTCTCGTAGCTCGATGCGTTTAGAGGCGTCCGGTCGGGCAGGCATGCAAAAAGCACCTCCCCCGGGGCTGGGTCCCTCCCACCTCGGCGAACCCTGCGACGTGGTCTCCAGCGGCTGACTTTCGAGCGACGCAGTTAGGCGACCAGGGTGTGGATCCGACCGTTTGATTTAGAGGCGAGTTAGAGCCGACGGCCGCTTCATGAGGCGCGGGGCTCTGCGGACTGAATTCCGTCGATAGGTCCGCCACTTAAGGGGCGCGGGTGTAACCCGGCGAATACACGATCTTGCCAATGCGTCTCGTCGCTTCGTGTGACTTTCGGCTCCGGTTCAGAGCAACCGGGCACCCTTTTTCCACCTAGCCAAAGGAAGGGCTGCCGTGCTGGTACTAGACCGCAAGGAGGGCGGGCGCGTCGTGCTGACGATCCCGGCCTCACTCAACCCCACCCGTGTCGAGGTGCTGCTGAAGCGCCTCAGCAAGAGCCGCTCGAAGATCGGCGTCGAGGCGCCGCCGCATGTCACCGTCCACCGCAACGAGGTCCAGGAACGCGTCGATGTTCAGGAGGCTGACGCGAGATGAGCGACCAGATCAAGCTCGACTTCGAAGGCCCACGCCGCGAGCGGCAGTGTGTCTTCAAGGCCAAGCTCGCTGCCATCGACCCCGGTGTCGTTGGCGTGAGTGCCGCCCAGTGGGGCAACGTCGCCCGACTGCTCGAGTCGCTGTTCTACTTCGCGGGCGCCGACCGCGAACGCTACGCACAGCCCTCGCCTGAGGCGCTGCGCAAAAACGCCGACCTAACCGCGGCTCCCCTAAGTCGCGCGAAGACCCTCGGCAAGAAGCTCGGCCTGCTGCGATCGGAACGCCCCCGCGTTCGTCGCGGCCAGGTGCGGCCGCCCGACCAGGTGTGGCTGCAGCACGACGCGATCGACGCCTTCGTCGATGCGTCGCGTGCGAGTGGATTCAGCAGGATTCAGGTGGATTCAGGTGGATTCAGGTGGGCGCACATTAAGGAAACCCCCTTACCACCTTTACCACCTAACCACCTCCCTCCTCCCATCCCTGCGCGTCGCAGCGGGGCTGCGCTGACCGGGTACACCACGCCAGTCGCCGTCGGATGGGAGGAGGTTTTGGAAACTCTCGAAGCGATCGGCGTCGCCGTCGGCCCCAGGGCCGTCGCTGCCGCTCGATCAGTCGGGGCGAGCCCTGCGGACGTGACGGCCGTCGTCAGCGTCTGGCAGGCCCGCCAACGGCCTTCGCCGCCGGCCTGGGGCCCGGGGGCGCTCGCTCGAAGGATCGAACGCTGGCGGCCAGGGCAGGCCCCAACGTCCGAGTGGCCCGACCCCGATGAACGCCACTTGGACGCAGTCAGGATCGCCGAGTTGGAAACTCGGCGCCGCAGGGACGCGGAGCTGCTACTGGACCGGCAGCGCGAGCGGGATGCTCGCGCTGCCACACGCCAGTCGACCCAGGCCGAGATTGCCGAGCTGCGTCGCCTCGCCGAGGCGCTGCCGCCCGACGAGCTCGGCTCGATGATCGCGGCGATCGCCGATCCGTTTTTGCGAGAGCTGTGCGAACGCGACCCGCTCGGACCGGGGTCGCTCTCTTTCCTGGCCGCTGGCCTCCGGTCTGCGGCTCAACCAGTGGAGGGCTTGCGATGAAGGCTCACGAGGATCCCGCCAAGCGGGAGGCGATCATGAAGCTCTACGTCGAGGGCGAGACGATCGCCCGGATCGCCAACAGGACGCGAGTCTCGACGGCGGTTGTTGGCAGGGTGCTCGAGGAGTTCGCGGTTGCTCCCAAGCCGTGCGGCGCGACCGTCGATGACATCGAAGCAGGCCGTGGCTGTGGCAAGTGTGCGCGGTGCAAAGCCGTCGAGGTGCGCCTCGAGCGGTGGACGCTGACGCAACGGGCTCGCCACCTCCTGGAGGCGTGACCGATGCGCGGCACGATGCGAGCGACGTGTCCCGGCTGTGGCGGCGAGCTCGTCGCCACGAGGACGGGCGCCGTGTGCTTCGCGTCGGCGCTGGGCAAGTGCGACCACTCGCGCGTGATGGCGATCGCGGTCGTGCGGCACGCCAATCAGCACACCTACGACGAGCAGTTTCCCGACGCGGTCTACTCGGCGAAGAAACGCGTCTGGGTCTGCCAACGGCGGCACTACCGCCGCGATACGAAGCGACGCGTCGTCGACGCCTGGTGCGACGGGGCGACGATCGGACGCAACGAACGCGGGCGGCTGATGGTTCTGGTACCAGCGAAACGGAGGTCCAAGTGAGCGGCAAACCCTACACAGCGCGATCGATCACCGGCGCGCAGGATTACGTCCGTCGCCTCCTCAAAGTCCGCGACTGGTACGAGGACTACTGCACCGAGCAGAAGAAGACGATCGAGCGACTCAACCAAGAGGCCAACCTGTTGGCGAAATTAGGGACGACCGGCGGACCTTGCTTCTACCAACCCAACGCCCTCCTCAAGGCCCAGGAGTTGCGCGACCGACGGCTGGCGGCGATGGGCCTCAATCCCGACGGCTCCTGCAAGGACGGCTCCTCCAAGGGAGCCGCGAAGTGATGGCGACCAAAACGAAGCGACCCGCGCGGCGGCCGTGGCAGCCATTCAAGAACGGCCGCGTTCGGCTGACACGTCAGCAGTGGGCCGACGCCGCGCGCGAGCGGTTCAAACGGTGGGAGGATTTCCGGTTCATCTGCCCCGCTTGCGGCCACGAGCAGACGATCGACCAGATGCGACGCTCGCGAAAGATGCCCTCCTACGACTGGGGGAAATGCTGCATCGGCCGCTGGCTTGGCGAGTGTGCCGAAGCGTTCAGCGACGAGCCGGGTCCGTGCAACTACCGAGGCGATGGCCTCTACCAGATGAACCCAATCGCTGTGGTCACGGCCGAAGGCCACGTCTCGTACTACTTCGACTTCGCCGTGCGGCCGCTGTCCTTAAAGATCGAAACCGTAGACCTATTGTTCGAGGTGGATTGATGAACGACTTCGAAGCCAAAGAGATCCGCGACGGCAACGCGCAGATCACCGCCGAGTGCGACCAGACGCTGACGTGGCTGGTCGATGAGATTCGATCGTTCGACAACGGCGACGGCAGTCGCCGCGACCAGCTCGTAGTCTCTCGGCTGGTCGGCGTTGGCTTGAAGGACCATCGCCACTTCGCCCGCGAGATCGCATCAGCGCCCGCCCATCCTCAACACCTGATGCTAACGATCTACCGGCTCGGCTTGGCGGCGGTGATTCAGTCCTACGGCGAACGCGAGATCGAGAGCGACCAAACCACCTACCCAACAGGAGAACCGAAGTGATGGATCGAACAACGATCGCCATGCTGGCGACGGTTTCGGCGATGCTCTGCGTGTCGTCGGTGAGGGGCTGCGTCGCGGAGAACAACGCGCGGCGATCGTTCGAGGCCGGCTTCGCCGCCGGCGTCGAGGCGGCTGCTGAAGCTTACGACCACGGCATTGACAGCCGCCTGAAGGCCGACGCCTTCGAGCGGTTGCAAGAGCGGATCCGCGAGCTGCCGATCATCGAGCGGCCGACGTTCACCCCGCCGGTGATGGAGGAGGTTCCGGCGCCCGAGGGCGATGGGCCGGAGATTCCCGTAACTGTCCCCAATGGGCAGACCTACGAGGTCTGACGACGACGCCCAGGAGGGGCCGCCCACGCGATGGAATCGCAGCGCAAAAACCTGTCGGTCCTCCGCGGCCACCCGCTCACCCAGGCCGAGCTCAAGGGATCGGGCCTCACGGCGTGCAACCCGCCGCGTCGGTGCGACGAGGGCCACCTCTGCACGCTCTGGCCCTGCCAGACGTGCGCGGTGGATCGCCAACGGCCGCGACTCACGATCACTGTCGAGGCGGGCGAGCTGCGACGGCTTTTCCCGCAGCTCGACGCGACGCCTACGCTTCCGCCGCCGCTCCCCTTGGTGCGGCGGGTTTATCCACCCGAGCCCGAGGAGATTTTGCCGATGCTGGTCACTAACGACGACGGGACAGCGATCGAACACGATGACGACGCCCGCGAAGACGCAAAGATCGCCCGCGTGCTCGAAGGGATCAACGACCTCACGCCGCTGCATGTCGCGACGCAGATCGAGGCCCTCGACGAGGAGTTCGCCGAGACCCGCCGCCAGTACGAGGCGAAAAAGCGAACGCTCGAAGCCCTGCAGCTAGTCGTCAACGCGGCGAATGGTTGCGACGAGGATGGCGAGACCATCGAGCAGCCGACGGCTACGAAGGCGTCTAGCGATGACACGCTATTCGATCGAGTCGTCAACACGCTCGCCGAGCACGGCAAGCTCCGCGCTAAGCAGATTGCCGAGATCGTCGGCCACCCGGTCGAGTCGGTGAACTACGTCCTCAACAACAACGAAGGCTTCCTCTCGCCGGGCGCCGGCTGGTGGATGATCGACGCATGAGCGATCGCGAGAAGCCGTGCCGCTGCGAGCGGTGTGACCGCGGCGACGGCCCGACCGTCGATCTACGGCTGGTGAAGATGCGATCGCCCGGCAAGGCGACCGTGTACGAGCCGGCGAAGTGGGTTTGCAAATACTGCCGCTACGAGCGGCGTGGCTCTTGGATGCACGCATTATGACACTCAGCCAGTTGGATGCAGCGAACTTCCCTCTCGACCACGGAGGATCGATGCGCTGCCCCGACATGCCAACGCTGGCCCGCGCCGCGACGCGTCACGCCCTCGAACGATTCCTCGAACGAGGCGGCGACCAGGCCGACCCGCTCGCCGCGATGACCGAGCTGCTGCGTCGCGCCTATGAGATCGAGCCCCACAAGATCACGCGCAAGAGTCTCCGCCAGAACCACGGCGGCTCGGCGCGTTACTTCCGGTCGAGCGACTGGCTGTTCGTGCTCAAGGGGGGCCAGGTCATCACCTGCTGGCAGACGCCCCACATCGGCGGCTTCCGCGTCCGCCGCCACCGCAGCGACGCCAAACCGAGCAGGGGCCAGCGACGGCCGCGACGCTAAAACCGAGAGCCGCATGAATAGCAATCAACGCCAGGCGATCTATCGCCAGGCCGCCGAGCTTTCGATGATCGCCGGCCAACTGATCGAGGCCGCGGGCTCGCGCGATCCCCATGCTCTTTACGCCGCCATCAGGGAACTTCATCGGACTGAGAGCGAGCTGTCGCGCGTCTATCGCGACGTACGTCATCAGGGCCCCTTCGAATACGGCTACGCAAACTACACCGAGAGAGACTTCCACGAGGAGTTCTTTCGCAAGTACCGCCCGTGGTCTGACGGCCCGCGGCCGGGTCCCCAAACTACATCGCCGCCTCCTCCCGATCGCGCCGCTAAAGAGAAGCGGCTGAAGGCGATCGCCGGTTACGGCCCAGCCGACACGAAGTCGCCGATGGGCGAGATCTTCCGCACCGCGCAGCGGAAGTCGCACCCCGACGCTGGCGGCTCGGCCGAGCTCTTCAAGGAGGTCACAAAGCTAGGCATCGAGCTCGGCCTCTGTGACAAGACCGGGAAGCCGACCGCCGCGGGGGGCTAGCGCATGAAGTCGCAGCACCACGTCGTCGAGATCCTCATCGGCAGCCGCGCCGACGCGACGCCGGACATGCTCCATCCCAACGGCTGGCTGTTCACGCACAAGCTCCCGCGCCGCGGCGCGTACCTCATCGAAGGCGCCCTCTGCTACAAGCGGATGAAGGCCTCGGCGCTACGGCTCGCCGTCGAAGACGGCGTTCGCGAGCCCGTCGTCGTCGGCGTCGAGATCGTCTTCCCGGCGGCAGCTAGCTAGCGGTTTGGTCCAGGTCGCTCGGCGGTTTGCCGCCGATCGCGCACAATCGCGGGCGTGACACAGCCTCGCACGGTAAGCGAAGTGCGTCGCCGACTCAGGGAACCTGGCGCGACGCAACGCTCTGTTGCCGCTGCGACGGGTCTCTCGAAAGCCACCGTCGCAAGAATCGCCACGGGCGAGTGCGACGGCGTCGACGGACGCCTCCCCCAAGACCCCTCGCCGGAGGAGATCCGCGAGCGCGCGCGAATGATTCGCGCCGGCGGCGGCGGCAGGCTCGTCAATCCCGACCTCGCCGAGGAGCTCGGCCTCCTGAAGGAGGACACCGAGGCCAACCGCCGCTACTGCGACGAGAGCTCGATCGAGGTCCCGTTCGTCCACCGCGGCGAGATCTTCGCCGACTTCGCGTTCCAGTGAGGAGGAGCCATGCCGTCTCACAATGGGAAACGGGAGATCCCCGCAGACACGCGAAAACGCGTCGGCGACCTTATCCAGGCGGGTTGCAGCTACGAGCAGATCGCGCGCGCTCTCGGCGTTCACCGGAATAGCGCGTGGCGGATTGCCAACCAGTTGGGATATCCAAGTGAAGCGAAGGCGACGCCGTGGAACTTGGTCAGCCGCACCGCCGTCGGCGACCTGTTGCGTCGCGATAAATACACAACGGGGCAAATCGCCGAAGCCATCGGTTGTGGCCGCGGAACCGTCCAGCGGATCGCCAAGGAGCTCGGCATCAAGCTCCGCAGAGGCCGCCGTTCAAAAAAAGGCTAGCACATGCCGTCGCATCACGGGCGGCAGGCGCTGCCGAAAGTTACCCGCTCGCGGCTGCTGCGTCTGGTGGACGAGGGCATGTCCTACACGAAGACCGCGGAGCGGGTGCGCTGCCACCGCAACACGGTCTTCAACACCGTGAAGAAGCGGCGGCTGCTCGCCGAGCTCGGCCAGGCGATCGACACCGACGACTCGCAGGACCGGACCCGCCGCTGCCCCGGCTGCGGCGGCCTGGTGGACATGCCCTGCGTCCTCTGCGCCGCCCGTCACGAAAAGGCCCGTGAGGCGGCTTCCCAACCCATCCCCGAGACCCAGCCCGTGCTCAAGACCAAGAAGAAGAAACCGAAGCCGCGGCCGTCGATCCGCGCCGCGTTCGTGGTGCTCGCCGACCGCACTGACAAAATGCCGGCGACGCCGCGTTACGGGTACCTGGCTCTCGATAAGAAGATGCGGCCGATGCTGGTCGAGAACGCGCTGAAGGCGGCGCGCTTCGGCACGTTCGACGCCGCGAAGTCGTTTGCGATCGAGGCGGGGATCCCCGCCGGCTGGTACCGCGTCGTCGCCGGTTGATCACCTCCCGCTTGTGACGCCGGCGCGCCACCGTGCGGGCGTTGTTACGCTCACTCCGCGGAGGCCCGACGATGTTGGCCTTGCTCGCTCTGTTGTTGACGCTCCCCCTCTCGCTGCCCGACGAGCTCCCTGCCGAGCCGGTCCAGTCGCTGGCGGCTGCTTCACTGGCGAAGGAGCCGGCCGACGCGCCCGCCGCGGTCCTCCGCGATTGCGAGGGCTGCGATTGCCGCTCGGCGATCGAGCAGGCCTGGACCTGGCTCCAGCGTCACGAGTCGCGCCTCACGCGGCTAGAGAACGCGCAGCGGCAATGCTGCCCGCCTCCCGAGGAGTACTCGCCGGCGTCGCCAACGCCACCGCCGGCGGCCGCGCCGGGCTGGGTGTTCGGTCTGGGCGGCGTGTTCGCGACGATGCTCGGCTACGCCGTTTCCAAACTCACCAGCGGCCGCCCCACCGAGCGCGTCTGCAAATACGCCAGCGGCGGCGTCGCGCTGCTGCTCGCGATCGGCCTGGCGACGAGCTCGTCGGCCGTGGCGCAGTGCCCCTACATTCAACCGTACGTTCCGCCGGCATCCGAGTACGATCCGCAGACTAGAGCGACCGGTCAGACGGAAGCTTCGCCCGTCGAACTGGAATGCTGCAAAGCTGCGGACATCTCGTGGAACTCCGGCGATTACGTGCGAGTGGCCTTTTGCGTGCTCGTCGCTGTCAGCATCGCCTTGCAAGTCTGGGAGCTGCTCGATCGTCGAAGGTTCTACTCCGTCGAAGAATACGACGACGACGATCCAGACGGTGGGCAGCAACTCCCAACGAAGAAGCACGGCTTGAAGGTGGTAGCGGTTCTCATCGTGGCTTGCCTCGCCTCGACGAGCTCGGCCGCCGATCACCACCTGCCGGCCGACGGCTGGCGTTCCGCGGCGACGCCGGCGGCCCTGCGGCCGCTGGTACCCGTGCAGCGCGATCCCTTCCGCGAGCTCGAAGACCGTGACGGCAGCTACAAGCTGCTGCAGCCGTTCAGCCAGACCGCCAAGGTCGAAGCGACGGCCGCGGTCAACGCGATCATGGCGTCGGCGCCGCAGGTCCAGTACCTCGGTCTCGAAGACGTCGAGTGGAAGTGGACGCCGCCCGCGCCATGGCACGCCTGCGCGCTGCGCCTGCAAACCACCGACGGCTCCGTCGGCTCGGGCGTGTACATGCAGCTCGGGCCCAACCTGGGCGGCGTGCTGACCGCCAAGCACGTCGTTAGCGAGATCCGCTCGGCCAGCCAGGTCGGCGGCCGCTGGATCGACGGCCAGCAGCAACGCTTCTCGGCGATCGTCAGCGATCGCACCGGCGCCGACCTGGCGTTCCTGGTAATGAGCACGCCGCGCAGCGACGTGCCGCCCTTGCACTGGACCGACCGCGCCCCGCAGCCCGGCGAGTACCTCGAAGCGATGGGCTACGGCTCCGGCGCGACGACGCTCCGCAACTACGCGATGATGTACGAGGGCCAGGCGTACCGGGGCAAGGACCGCACCGACGGCCAGGCCATGCACGGCGACTCGGGCGGCGGCATTCTTACGCTCGACTCGCTCGGCCGCGTCGCGGTCTGCTCGGTCGTCACTAACGGCGAGGGCCAGGGTTATCAATCGCGCGGCGGCCGCTACTACGAGAAGATGCTCTTCCCGTCGCCGGCGGTCGTGCATGAGTTCTTGTGCGACGTGGTGAGCCGCGGGCAGCGGACGCGGCGCAGCATGGCCTCGGTCGATAGCGAAGCGCCGACCCTCGAGCTCGTGCAGTGGGACCCGAACGATCCGACGCAATGCCCTCCCGGCGGCTGCCCGGAGTGGTACCAGGACTCGGCCCCGCAGTACTCGCAACCGTCGCCACCGCGGCAGCAGCAGTCGCAGGGCCGCCAGTACGAGCAGCGTGACGAGCCGATCTTCCCCGACCAATCGCCGTACCAGATCGGCCCGCAACAGCAGCAGAGCTGGGGCCAACCGCCTCAGCAGCCGCAGCAAGGCTGGGGCCAGCAGGGGGGCCAGCGGCAGGACTACTGCGGCCCCAACGGCTGCCCCCCTCAGCAGCCCGGCTGGGGCCAGGTCCCGCAGCAGCCGCGTTACGGGGCGCCATCGGCGCCGACGTCACCCGCCACGTTGCTGCTCGCGCTCGGCGGCGTCGCCGGCGTGATCGGCGTGATGTGGTACCTCTCGCAGGATTGAGTTGCTGGGGGCCGCCTTGCGATGGCGGCCGCCCGACGCCCGCTCGGGCAACCACGCTCCGCGTGGCCTTGCCCCGCGGGCGGAAGCGCAAGCGTTCTAGCCTCTAGCCTCTGACCTCTAGCCTCTCCGTGATCATCGATTGGATCTTCGACCGGATCGCGCACGCGGTCTGGGCTGGGCTGTTTGGACCGCTGCTGTTTTGGGCGGCGGTGTTCTTTGGGATCGTCGTCGCGGCTCGCGTCGTGTGGCTCTACCTGCGGGATTAACCGATGGCGTTCAACTGGCAAATCAACCCGCCCTGCGAGCCCGATATGACGCCGTGGATGCTCTGCGCCGTGCTGGCCGTCCCCGCGATGATCGGCGGCGTCGAGATCCTCAAGCGGCTCAAGGCGAAGCGCGCGAAGCGTCGCGAGCTCGAAGCGGCGATCCTCAAGATCGCCGGCGGCGCCGCGGCGCCGCCGCCCACGTCGTTGTGATACTCGGCCGCCACCGTGCGGGCTGATCCATTCATCCGCGGTCCCTGTCTCCGATGAGGCGGGCCGCGACTCACGAGAGCCCTCGCGATGATCACTGTCGAAACCGTCATTCAGAAAACCACGTCGATCGACGGCAAGCCAGTCTTCCGCACGATCGACCGCGGCGGCGAGGTCTCCAATCAGGCGATGGCCGCCGACGGCCAATGGCAGCAGGTCCCCTCGCCGCTCGTCAGCGCGATCCTCACCGCCTACGGCGCCGGCCCCGCCGACGTGCAGCCGTCGGCGCCCGAGGCCGAGGCCCCGACCGTCGTCACGGCTCCCGCCGGGCCCGCGCCTGAGTAAGCGGCAGCTCGTTGTGCCGCGAGCGATCGACGCTCGCCGGCATGGGCCTCCGTGAAGACCTCATCGCCGCCGCTGTCTATGCGCCGAGCCTGACCGGCGGCACGCTGCCGTTCCCTTGGATGAACGGGGCCCAGTGGTTCAACGGCACGACGGACCGCATCATCGCCCCCAGCGGCGTCACGCTTGGCCTTGGCAACCTGACGTGGGTTAGCGTCTGCGCCGTTCCCGACGAGACCGACGGCGAGAATTGCGTCTGGGAGTTCAGCGGGCTGACCAACGGCGTCACCCTGTGGCTCATCAACGGCGTTTATTGGGCGTCGCTGCATCGCGGCGACTCGACGATCGCGACGGTGAGCTCGGGCGGGGCGGCCGAGGTAGGCGTGCCCGCCTTCCTGTTCGTTCAGGTCACCCCGACGGGCCTCTCGCTCTACCACAACGCCGTCTTGGCGGGGACGCAAGCGGTCGCCATCAACACGACCAACGCCACCGACTCGGGCGGCGTCGGCGCCGTCTACAGCGACTCGCGACTGCCTGGCGGCGGCGCCGTCGATAACGCCCCCACCGTCAGCAGCAAGCACTTCGCCGGCACGCTCGCCGATCTTTACGCGGGGATCACCGACGAGGGTTTGGCGGGCGCTATCGCCATGTCCACGGCGCCGATCATCACGCGCGGCAGCCGGCTCACGTCCTCCCGTTTGCAATCTTCACGCGTCACCGCAGGCTAGCGATGCAAAGCACCACCTACGCGATCGGCGAGACGATCGACCTCCCGATCAACACGTTCAACGGCGCGACCGGCCTGCCAGCGACGCCGACGGGCCCGCTCGCCGTGTCGCTCTTCCGCGGCGGCAGCACGACGGCCCTCACCGCCGGCGTCGCGCTGTTTATCGACGAAGGGGGCGCGGGCGTTCATCGCGTCCGCATCCTCACCAGCGACGCCTCGTTCGTGCCCGGCGTCGACTACACCGTCCGCATTACCGCGGGCGCGACCGACGTGAGCCTGGTCGGAACCGTGGTGGCCGCCTTCCGCCTGTCGCGCGTCACCGTCAGCAGCGACTGGAACACGGCCAAGCGGATGCTCGACGGCCGCTCCAACGTCGGCGGCATCGGCGACTCGATCACGTCGTCGTCGGCCACCTGGCGTTGTGTCACCGATTGGGACATCGACTACAGCGGCCCCCGTATGCGGATGCGCGGCGAGGTCGTGCTGATGGACGGCCAGAACCCGTTCTCGCAAAAAGGCGCGGCGGCTCAAACCGGAATCCGGGTTGACGTGGCGAAGGAAGCCACCTTCCCGACGACCTCGATCGTCAACCGCCTACCGTTCGTCGCCGCGTCGAGCTGGGTCGGCAGCCTCGCCAACTTTTTGACGTTCACGCCCGGCGGCTTCGGCAGCGGCGCCACCGGCAGCGCGGGCCTCTACCTCAACCCGAACAACCTCCCCTACGACATCGGGGCGATCGACACCTGGCTCTCGTACATCGGCGGCTCTCACAACGTAACGAGCATGCGGCAGACGACGCGCCGAGACGTGAGCGTCGGCGCCGCCGCCTCGGCCGCGTTCAACCCGACCAGCGTCTCTGGCTACACATCGAATCACTACACGGTCTCCACGATGGCCGGCACGGGCGGGGCGATCGACTGCGTCGCGCAGCTACAGGTCGCGATGACCGACAAGGCGTGGCTGCAACTCGGTTACGGCTGGGTCGCGAAGGACCGGACGCAGGGGATGGTCTATTGCCCGATCATCGGCGTCGGCGGGACGGCCGTCGCCGACTTCGCGACCGAGGCGGGCGGCGAGAACCCCGCCAACGCCATCAAGGACGACCAGATTGACGCCTGGTTCGAGGCGATCGCGGCCAGCGGCTACCCGATGGACACGCTCCGCATTCACCTGGGCGTCAATGAAGTCGAGTTCACGCCGCGGACGGCGCTCTACTTGCAGATGCTCGACCGCTGGGTGACGATCGGCCAGCGTCACACCAAAGAGCGCTTCGGCGTGCTCTGCTACACGCCGACGCCCTACATCGGCGTGGGCGTGGATCGGACGCCGGCGACCGAGTTCCAGCGCGACGAGATCGCCCGCGCCGTCGAAGAGTTCGGCGAGCCCGACCGCGTGCAACTCGTGGATATGCACTGGGCGATGCGCGACCTCTACGGCAGCGTGACCGATTGGGGGCCGGCTTACCTCGAGCAGACCGGCTCAACCTATTTGCACACGGCCGCGGCCGGCGGCGCGGCGTTCGGCGCGGCTCAGTATCGGGCGCTGGAGAACGCGGCGGCTGACACGATCCCCGCCACCAAGGAAGCGGTGACGCGGCTGTCGTTGCCGACGCAAACGGCTGACGCCACCGAGGCGCGGCTGATCGACGACGAGGACGGGCAGGCGCTCTTGCACAACATCTACCAGACGATCGCCGAGTCGCTGATCGAGTCGGACCCGGCGGCGCAAGGGATCGCGGCGGCGGTTGTCGAACAAATGAACGCCGACGCCACCCAGCAGACGCTGCAGACTCGCGTCGCGCAGGCGCACGCGGCGATCACGGACGGCACGGCCGGCGTCGCCGCGCAGTACCTCACGCTGCTCGCTCTGGGCGAAGGCCAGACCGAGCTCGGCGAGGCGCTCGCCAACGTGGTCGACGTGGAGGCGCTCGCCACTGCGGTCGCTCCGTACCTGCTGCCGACCGACGTCGAGGGCGCGCATGTCCCTGACTCGCGCACGGCCAAGCTCATCCGCCGCGGCGACAAGCTCTACTCCGAGACCCCGCTGCCGATCTCGGCCGGCGAGAGTGGCCCGCTGTTCGCCGCGTCGTTCGCCAAGGACCTCGCCGGCGGCGGCTCGATCTACCAGGTCGTGTCGATCACCGTCGTCAGCAAGCCCGACGACGCCGGCGACGAGGATCTTGTTGTTGTCGGCGACTTCAAGCGCAACGGCGCGGAGGCCCGCTTCGCGCTCGCCGCCGCGGCGGAGGCGGCCGTCGGCCGCTACGTGCTGCAGATCAACGTGATCTACGCCGGCGGCGGCGGGCCAGCACTGGCACTAGTGGACGTCAACGTCGGCGCGAGTTCCTAGCGGCCGCTTGCGACGCGGCTCGCTGACGCCCGCTCGGGCTACCACGCTGATCGCGTGGCTTTGCCCCGCGGGCGAAGGCCGGGAGCGTAGCGACTGGCACGCCGAGCGGGGCAGGGAAGCCGCGTCGCAAGCGGCGACCAGTTAGGACGGCCGGCGGCGACGCTCGCCGGCATGGCGAAGCGACGGGCAGACGAGAAGCGGCGAGAGCGGAAGGCTGAGAAGCAAACCAAGGCGGAAGCTGCGCGCGCTAAGAAGCGGTCGGCGGCTCGTGAAAAATCCGCCCCTCCGGTGAATGAAACCGCCCCGGACGTGAAAGGAAATCGCCCGCGGGCGAAAGCCGCGAGCGAAGCGAGTGGCCCGCCGAGCGGGTCGCCGGGAAGCCCGGTCGCAACGGGCGACCAGAAACCACGCCGCCGCTCGCCACGCTTCGACCTCACGCCCGAGGAGCGGGCGGCCGAGCATCGCGCCCGGGCCGCCGAGCGATCGCGGCAGAACTACGCGGCCTCGGCCGAGCTCGGCGAGATCCCCAAGTGCGCAAACCCGGAGCGGCGCGAGCGTTGCCGGCTCGACGCCTGCGGCTTCATCAGCGAGTACTTCGCCGGCCCGCACGACAAGCCGCTCTCTCCGCTGCACTTCTTGGTGATCGCGTTCATCGCGCGTTGCCTGTTGCACGGCGGCCTCTTCGCCCAGGCCATCTTCCGCGGCTTCGCGAAGACGACGCTCGGCGTCCGCCTCATGGTGTGGGCGATCGTCTACGGCCATCGCCGCTACATCGTCCTGTTCGGCAACAAGCTCAAGTTCAGCCGCTCGCTGTTGTCGGCCGTGAAGACGACGCTCGAAAGCAACGAGCGCATCGCCGAGGACTTCCCCGAGCTGGTGCACGCGATCCGCGCCTTCGGCGGCAAGCACCAACGGGCGAAGAGCCAGACGTACCAAGGCGTATCGACCGGCGCCGAGTGGTCGACCGACCGGATCGTGATCCCCAACTGCCCCTCGGGAGTGAAAGGGGCGCCCGACGAGCATCGAACCGCCGGCGGCTGGGTGATCGTCGACGCGGTGGCGAAGGGATCGGCCCGCGGCTCGAACTACCTGCTGCCCGACGGCGACACGGTCCGCCCCGACTTCTTCCTCGGCGACGACATCGAGACCACCAAGCAAGCGAAGAGCGCCGCCCAGGTCGAGAACCATATCGACTGGATCTACCAAGACTGGCTCCTGCTCGGCGGCCATCACCACTCGATGGCCGGCGTCATCAACGGCACCAACGCGGCCCGCGGCTCGCTGATCGATCAGATCACCGACCCCAAGAACGGCCGCTTCGCCGCCTGGCAGAAGCAACGCGTGCCGATGGTCCTCCAGTGGGCCGACGCGCACGACACGCTGTGGATGGACGACTACGCGACGATCCGCCGCGCGTTCGGCGCCGACGACGCCGACGCGCAGGCGAAGGCCCACGTCCGGGCCACCGAGTTCTACCTCGCCAAACGAACGGCGATGGACGCCGGCTGCAAGGTCGCGTGGGAGCATTGCTACAAGGCCGAGGACGGCGAGGTCTCGGCGATCCAGCACGCCTACAACCTGCTGATCGACTTGGGCGAGGAGGCGTTCGCCACCGAATGCCAGAACGAGCCGAAGCAACGCGAGTCGGAGATCATCATCCCGTCGGCGACGGCGATCGCCAACAAGCAGCACGGCCTCGGGCCCGGGATCATCGACCCGGCGACGACGCACCTCGTCGCGTACATCGACCAGCAGGACTCGTGCCTCTACTGGGGCGTGGGCGCGTTCTGGGATTTCTTGAGCGGCCACCTCGTGGACTTCGGCGGTTGGCCCAACCAGCAGCAGCGTTATTGGACGCTCTCGAATCTCCGCTACTCGCTGCAGAGCTACTACGCCGAGGCGCGGCCCGAGCACAACTGGCCGGGCATGGAGCTCGACACCGACGCGGCGATCGCCCAGGGCCTCACCGACCTCACGCGGCGGCTGTTCGCGCAGCGCTACCCGCTACCGAATGGCGCGGGCTTCCGCTCGATCGACCTGATCGCCATCGACATCGCCAACGGCAACCGCAGCGGGGCCATGAAGCGCTGGATGCTGCACAGCCCCGACTTTGCGCGGCTGGTCGGCTTCATCGGTAAGGGCATCGGCCCGGGCAACAAACCGATCGGCGAGTGGGGCAAAGAGAAGGGCGAGCGGAAGGGCCTCGAGTGGGTCCACCGCCGCGACAAGACGGGCGTGCCCTATGCGCTCGTCAATCGCAACTACCACCTCAAGCGGCTGTTCGACTCGCTGCGGTTGCCGGTCGGCGCGCTGGGATCGTTCGCGATGCCCAAGGTGGCCGACGTGGCCGCGCTGCAGATGATCGGCGACCACTGCCAGGCGGTCTCAGCCGACCTCCAGCGCAGCGAGATGCAGGACCGCAGCGTCTGGACCTTTGCCGATAAGCCGGGCGTCGATAACCACCTCCTCGACGTGCTCTACAACCTGCCCGTGGTGGCGATGATCGCCGGCGCCACGACGCCGGGCGAGACGCCGCGGGGGCAGGTCGCGGCGGCGCCGACGGCTCGCAAGCCGCGGAAGAGTAGGAAGCTCGGTTAGCTGGGGGCCGGTTGCGACCCGGCCGCCCGGCGCCCGCTCGGGCTACCACGCTGAGCGCGTGGCCTTGCCCCGCGGGCGTTGTGCCGCCCGCCGGCGACGTTCGCGGGTGACCCCCCGTCGCCACGCGGGCCGGAGCCGACGCGATCGCGTTGGCGGCCGAGCGTGGCGCCGCGAGGCGGGTCGCAACCGCCCGTGAGAAACTGTGGCCAAGCAGACCAACTCGCCCGACCCGGCCGGCATCGACGACCTCGGCGGCCTCGCCGGGGCCGCCGGAGCCCCACAATTGCCGTCTGACGCGTCCTCGGGCGCCGAGGCGACCAAGGACACCAAACCGGCCGCCGACGCGTCTACGGGCCCCGTAGGGCCTCCAGCGGCCCCCACCGTCGATTCGACCGCCAAGGACATCAAGCCGGCGGCCCTGACGCTAGCAGCCAACCCTGTCGCCGACACCCGGCCGAAACCGGCCAAGGAAGATCATCCCCCGGTCGGCACGGTGATCATCCCCTGGGCCGAGACCGAGGCGATCTATGACCGCGAGGCGGGCAAGTTCATCCGCCAGGAGCGGCAGCTCGTCGCGTCCGACGACGAGGGCGCCCGCGAGTGGGAGTACCGCGACAAGCCGGCGGTCGAGTAGACTTCCCGGCGTGACACGGAACGCACACTTTTTCGATGCGTGACCGAGGGGGCCGTTGGGAAACCAGCGGCCCCCGTCGTTTTCTGGCGGCGGGTTGCGACCCCGCTCGCCGGCGCCCGCTCGGGCTGCCACGGCGGGGCGTGGCTTTGCCCCGCGGGCGTTGTGCCGGCCGGCGGTGAACGTCCGGGCATGCCCGCTCCCGTTGACTACTCCGCCGAGATCCAGGGTTTGCGCGAGCAGCTCGCCTCGGGCGTGCTCGTGATCTCGACCGACGGCACCACGACGACGCACGCCAGCGCCGACGATCTGCGTCAGCGGATCGCTTACCTCGAGGAGCTGCAACGCGCAGCGACCGCGACGCCGCGGCGGCGGCCGATGTTCAATCGAATGAGGCTCGGCTGACGCCCGCGAGAGGACAGATGCTGGAGGCTAGAGGCTAGGGGACGCGCAACCGTGCTCCAGATTGCATCGGCGATCGCCGCGGGCGTGATACGTTCGCCGGCATGAAGCAACGCCTCTACGCGGGTCACGTAACACGAGCCGAGTTGATGGCGATGAGCCGCCGGTTCGTCGGCAAACTCAACGCACGGCCGGTTGGCCGCTTCGGCCCTGGGCGGCTCTTGTGGTCGAGCGTGGAGGCGTCGATCTCGCCGAGCTGTTCTCTTGCGGACCCGTTACCCGACGATCAAGAAATTTGGGATGTCACCGTACGACTGACGGTCGTTCCCGATCGCTTCGGCCTGCATCCCTATCACGACGGCTTCGGTCAACTTCAGTACGTCGATCTGTACCCGGATCCCGAGAACTACGCGCCGCACCTGGCGCAGCTCCGCGACGTGACGCCGAGCTGGTGGCAGAACCTCCGCGAAGAGGCGTCGCGATGGTGGGTGTTTTATCGCCTGCGATTGAACCGGCAACGTATCAAAGGAGACGCGCCTGTGCGGCCGCCGCGGCCGAGCGGGCCCTTCCCTCCGCCGCCACCGAAACGCTGATCACTCTTCGATCGGCTCTTCGGCGCCGGAAGCATCCTCGGCGTCGCCTGCGTCCTCGGGCTCGTTGCCCAGCTCACCCCGCGGATCCACTTCGGTTTCTGCGGGCTCCTGACCCGTCGCCCCTTGGCCGGTTGCGTCTGCCGCCATCGCGCCCTTGGTGGCGCTAGACGCGTCGAAGCTCAGCGCGAACGCCACGTTCTTCTCGGCGGCCTTGCGATTCACGTAGGCGATCGCGTCGATCGTGCTCTCGACGTTGCGCTCGAAGTCGCGGTTGAGCTCGTGGCAGGCGTTCTGCGGCGAGTTGAGGCCCAGCGAGATTTCGAGGGCCGTCGCCGTGATCTCCTTCGACGGGTCCCACCACGGCTGCCCGACCGGTAGCCACAAGTGCGAGAGGTCCGAGTACTCCCAGCCGCTGGGCAACTGCAGCGAGCCGTCGGCGACCGCCAGGCCGGCCCGCCACCGCATCCAAGAGTTGAGCGCTTCGATGAGGCCCTGCTGGCGGATCCGCACGCCCTGCAGGTAGCTGAGGAAGCAGCCCCGCTGGCCGTAGAAGTTCGTGAAGCTCTCGTCGAAGAAGCTGTAAGGGATGTCGCACGACCGCAGCGCGATCATCACGCACAGCTTGAGAAACTCCACGGTCTGCGTCGCCGGCGTTTGCGACTCCATGAACTCGGCGTCGTCGCCGCGGTCGAGGTCGATGCCGAAGACGCTGCCACCGGAGAGGTCGACATCGTAGCGGCCCTCCTCGGGATCGGCGTCGAGATCGACCTTGACTGGGCTCTGGCGGTAGGACTCGGAGACGTACTCGGCGAGCGGCCCCTCGGCGGTCCGCTTGAACTTGATCCCCGCGAGCGAGTGCATCTTCACCTTCAGGCGCGTGAACTCGAAGGCCTCGTCCACGTCCTTGAAGGTGTCGATCGACGAGGCCCACGGCGGCACGCCGCGGACCTGGTCGTAGCGGTCGTAGTAGCCCGCCATGATCACGTTGCGGGCCGACAGGACGCGGCCCGGCTTGAGGCCGCTCTCGGTGCGGTCGGCGACCGCGTAGGAGAGCGCGGCGCCGGTGCGGACATCGACCTCGACGCCGTTGATCCACTCCGACTTGTCGTTCGCCTTGCGACGTTCGAGCGGCGCTCCCTCGTTGCAGATGCGATCGCCCTCAATCAGCTCGCAGCGGCCCTTCGCTTGGCCGAGGGCGAACTTGGCCCAGCCCGCGTCGCCGTCGATGAAGCGGTGGCCCTCCATCAGCCGCGTCGCGCTCTCGCGCGAATGGCGCTTGGCCAGGTCGAAGTTGTGGGCCTGCGAGACTTCAGCGCACCACGCCTCGTACTCGCGGTTGAACCCCTCGTCCTTGGTGGTCGCCCGGAACCGAAAATTCGACACGTAGTCGAGGTGCTTGCGGACGGCCCACGCGGCGATCGGAAAATTGCGCTGCAGGTCGCGGCCGCTGGCGATGAGGCGACGCCGCTGGCGGTCCTTGAGGACGCGGTCCTCGGCGAGCGATCGCACGACGATCTGGCGGCGGTTGCCGGTGTCGTTGACGGCGCGGTAGCCGGCGGCGACGGGGGCGGCTTCGAATTGGCCGGAGGTATCGGCGACGAAAGTTTGCAGGGCGTCCATGCCGGCGAGGCTCGCCGAGCCTTGTGACAACGCTGGTCGGCGGTTGCGACCCGCCTTCCCGCGCCCGCTCGGGCTACCACGCCGGTGGCGTGGCCCTGCCCCGCGGGCGTTGTGCTAGGCGCCAGCGACGTTCGCGGGTGATCCGCACCGCCACGCGGGCCGAAGCCGACGCGAAGCGTTGGCGGCCAAGCGTGGCACGGCGAGGCGGGTCGCAACCGCCCGCCAGAAACCCTTCATGGAACGCAAACTCCTCCCGTCCCGCTTCTCGGCCGTCAGCATGGAGCTACTCCCCACGCTGCACGAAGGCGCGGCGGGCGACCCGATGACCGCCGGCGCGACGCGGCCGGCCCGCCTCTTCGCACGGACCGTCGGACCGGCCTACTCGCCGGCCTACTTCGGCGGCCGCGTCTATCACGACTTCGAAGGGATGCGCCTCGCGAATCCCGTCATGCCGATCGAGTATCGGCACGGCGACGGGATCGGTTACTTCGATCGGTTGCAGGTCGTCGAGGGCGTCGGGCTCTACCTCGACGGCACGCTGGTCTTCGACGGCAGCGCCAACGACCCCGCGCGTGTCTACGTCACGCGCAAGGACGCCGGCGTCCCCTACGAGGCGTCGATCACGACGGGCGCGGAGATCCTCGTCGAGGAGGTCCAGACCGGCCAGTTCGCGCAGGTCAACGGCCAGACGGTCGAGGGCCCGTGCGCGATCGCGCGCGAGTGGACGCTCCGCGGCGTCGGCGTTTGCGTCTACGGCGCCGACGAGCAGACCAGCGCGATGTTCAGCGCCGATGGCGGGGTCGCCGTGCTCTCGCTCGAAAATCCCGACGCGGCCGTTGTGACGCCCGGCGGCGACCGTCCGGGCATGAGCACACCAGCCACCGCGGCCGCGGCCGCCCCCGTCGCCACGACCCCTGCCCCGGCCGCTCTGAGCCCCGCGCCGGCCGCCACGCCCGCACCGGCGCCCGCACCGGTCCCCGCTCTTGCAGCGGAACCGATCGAGGAGCCCGCCCCGCCGGCGATCGCCCCGCCCGAAGCGGGCGCGCCCACGGCGCCCGTAGCGGAGCAACCCGCGGCCCCGCCCGCGGACCCCGCCCTCGACCCCAATCGCCAAGAGGCGATTCAGCAGCTCAGCCAATTCACGGCGACGTTCGACCCGGCCGAAGGGCCCGGCGCCGGCGCTCGCTACTTCAGCGCGGGCCTCACGTTCAGCGCGGCGCTGCAGCGCAGCCACGCCGTGCTGACCCAAAAGAACCAGCAGCTCCGCCAGCAACTCTCGGGGGCGGCTGCGGCCGCCGCCGAGGGGGGCGGCCTCGGCGACGAGGCCACCGGCAAGTTCGCCGCGGCCGGCGGCGTCGGCGGCGCGACCACCCCGCGCAAGAGCTTCGTGAAGATCGTCGGCGCTTAGCCGCGAGTCGAGAGAGCCATCCCCCCTGCTGGCTCAATCCAATTTCCTTGACTCCGAGCCGATCCCGATGCCCGACGACCTGCTGCAAATCTCCGACCTCATCGCCGACGGCTTTGGCCTGGCGGATATCGAAGTCTCCGACGTCCTTCAGCGCGCCCCGCTCGTGTCGCGGATCTCGATGGTGCCATCGTCCAACGGGACGGTGCATAAGTTCACCAAAGAGATCCAGGCCCCGGTGATCGGCTTCCGCGCCGTGAACGCCGGTCGCGAGCACGACCACGGCGTCGACCAGGAAGTCACCGGCGACCTGGCGATCCTTGACTGGGCGTGGAGCTGTGACGTCGCCGTCGCCGACGCCTGGCGCCGCGGCCGCGAGCACTTCCTCGAGCGGGAGACGCTGCGGCACCTGAAGGCCGCGCTGTTCGGCTTCGAGAAGCAACTGATCAACGGTCAGCTTGGCGCCGCCGCTGGCGGCTTCGCCGGCTTCCGCGACGCCGGCACGATCAACGCGCTGGCCGATACGATGGTCGTCAACGCCGGCGGCGTCGCCGGCGACGGCGCGATCATGTCGAGCGTCTACGCCCTCTGCCTTGGCGAGGACGACATCGTCGGCGTCTACAAGGGCGACAGCGCCAACCCGCTGCAGCCCGGCGAGACCAACAAGCAGCGCCTCACCGACGGCGACGGCAAGCACTACACGGGCTACGTGACCGACGGCCAGTCGTGGCTCGGCCTGCAGGTGGCCAGCGCCTACAGCATCGGCCGCGTCTGCAACATCGGCACCGGCGCCAATAAGACGCTCACCGACGCCCACCTGTACGAGCTGCTCAGCCGCTTCCCCGAGGGCCGCACGCCCCACGCCTTCGTGATGAGCCGCCGCTCGCAAGAGCAGCTCCGCAAGAGCCGCACGGCCACCAGCCCGACCGGCGCCCCCGCACCGATCGTCGAGGAGGTCGCCGGCGTGCCGGTCCTGATCACCGAAGCGGTTTTGAATACCGAGGCGGCATTGACCTAGTAGGCGGTTGCGACCCGCCTGCCTGACGCCCGCTTGGGCTACCACGCCGTGGCGTGGCTTTGCCCGGCGGGCGGAACAACAAACTGTACGAGAGCGCCCCTCACGCCGTGGGCCTGCGATAACTGCGGCCGCGGCGTGGGGGGCCACGAATCTAAACCCGAGAGCGCGACCCGCGCCGCAGACCCGCATGAAACGCGGGCGAGGCGGCGCGGGTCGCCACGATCCAGCAGGGGCTGGCCGACGGCGACGCGATGGCTCCATGCCACGCGTCGCCGTCGCTGTTTACTCATGCGATCAATCAAACTCGCCCTGAAGGTCCACCACGACGCCCTGCGTCGCACGCGCGGCGTCGAGTGCCACTACTACCTCAAGGGCCAGCCCGAGGCGATCGAGTTCACGCTGGTGCCTGGCCGGACCTCGGCCGAGGAAGTCGGCGAGATCGACGCCAGCCAGTCGGGCCGCACCCGCGACTGGTTCGAGCTGCGCGAGCACCTTGAGATCAAGCTCGGCCGCATGCCGGCAGCCGACGACGAGATCGTCGAGCTTAATGAGCGCGGTGAGCCGGCTCGCACCTGGGCGGTCGCCAAGGTCGGCAGCTCGCGCGAGTACGCCGACCACGACACGCACAACGTTGTCGTGCGTTTTCACAGCGTCGAGACCAAACCCCGCAGGTAGATCATGCCCAGCCGCGGACGCGCTATCGCCGACGCCGTCGCCTCGATCGCGGCCGAGTACGTCGCCGACCAGGTCGGATCGCTGCTCACCATCGAGACGCCGCGGCGATCGCCGCAGATCAACGCCGAGGACGACACGCCGCGCGTGTGGTTCTACCCGCTGGGCCTGACGACCGACCGCGACCGCCGCATGGTGGTGCGGCGGCCGACGATCGCTGTCTTGTTCACCGCCCCGCTCGACGACGCCAAGCCGCTCGACTTTTGGGAGGAGGTTGCCGAGCGGTACATGGACCGGCTGGAGGCGATCGCGACGAGCGTCGCTGGCCACACCATTCAGGGCGTCACGAGCGACTCGCTCTGGGATCCGACCGCCGCCGACAACCGCCGCTTCGCCTCGCTCTATCAGCTCATCTTCGCTCAAGCGGGCGTGCTGTGATCGACCTCAAAACGCGCCTCGTCATCGACACCGGCCCGCTGCGGAAGCGCTGGCTCGCGAAGCGGCGGAAGGTGCTGTTCAGCTCCGGCGGCTACGCGCTGAAGGTCTTCATCCGGCAGCCGCTGCGAAGCGGCAAGGCCTCGGCCGCCCCGGGCGCGGTTCCCAAATCGCACACCAAGGCCCTCAAGAAAAACTCGGCTTTCGACGTGGACGTTGACGCCGGCGAGATGCTCGCCGGCTTCACGACGTTCCCCTCGGCCGTCGCCGAGCCGGTCGCCGGCGCCACCATCCCGGGCGCCCTCTTCAAGGGCGGCAAGGTCCGAATCGACACGCCCGCCAAAACGATCACCCGCCCCGACGGCCGTCAGAAGCTGATCGCCCCCAAGAGCGTCGTCGCCGATTACGAGCCGCGGCCCACGCTGCTCGACGACGGCCAAAAGAACGCCAACGCCAAGGTCCTGGAGAACATCGAACGGATTCCGTTGTGACGGGCGGCGGCGACCCTCGCGGCTGACCCGGACCGCTACGCGGGCCAAGGCCGACGCCGCAGGCGTTGGCGGCCAAGCGTAGCGACGCGAGACGGGTCGCAACCGTCCGCAAGAGACACGGCATGCCCGGCGAAACCAAACTTGGCGACGAGTACCTCGCCTTCATCGACATCGACCACGATGGCGGCGGCGTCTGGACCACGCCCGATTGGCAGCAGCTCGTCACGGCCGGCGACATCACCGACGACCCGGGCCTGATCGTCGCCGAGATGAATTTCCGCGGCTTCGCCCACGTCGGCGGCCGGCGCTCGACGCGTCGCAAGCCGGCCCTCTCGATCACCGTCGGCGTCTACCACGGCGACCCGGCGTTCGATCGCCTCTACGAGGCCGCGACGGCCGAGGTCAACGACGGCAGCGAGATCGTCCGCCTCCGCATCGCCGACGGCCTGCTGACCGAGACGGGCCACAAGTACAACGACAACGACTGGATCGTTGCCTCCATGCCCCGCGCCACCCCGCAAGGCGGCGTCTACGCGTTCACCTTCGGTTTTGTCCGCGCGATCGATTCGCCCAACGCGCCCGCCAAGGGCACCACCTCGGGAGCGTGAACCGCGTCGACACGACGCGACTCGCGGCCCCTCTCCCCTCCGCCTCTCAGCCCCTCAGCCCCTGCCCACCGATCATGGCACAAAAGACCCGCGAGCAGATCCTCGAGCTTGTCATGCCGCTGCTCACCAACGCGGCGAGCCCGTCGCGCGAGATCGCCATCACCGGCGGCTCGCTGGCGACGCTGCTGGGCCTCGATTGGGGCGACCTGTTCAAGGGCGGCAAGTCGGCGGCGCAGCTCGAGGCCGAACGCCTCGCTGCCGAGAACGAGGAGCTACGGGCGAAGCTCGCGGCGGCCACCGCCGCGCCGGCCGCCGAGTCGAAACCCGCCGTCGAGCCGACGGCGCCCGCTCCGGTCGTCGCCGAGACCGCGCCCGTCGAAAAGCCGCTGCCAGGCGAGAACGCCACGGTGGATCCGCCGGCCGACGACGTAATCGACGAGATCGGTTGATTGTCCGCGTCGATACGCCGCGACTCGACTCGCTCCCTCTCGAAAGCAGCCCCTCTGCCCCTGAGCCCTTGCTATGTCCGCAGGTTACGCCACAGCGCCAGAACCGGCCGTCGAAGACGATCCCCTCGCCCCCGAGCAGTTCGTCGATAAGCACGATCGGATCTACACGCTCGACCTCAACGTCGCCATCGGCCGCCGCATCAAGGCGGCCCACGGCGTCGATCTGCTCAACGCGGGCGACGGCAAGGCGTTCCGCCAGCTCGCCGACCGCGACCTCTTCCTCGACGTGCTGTGGATGTTCGTGGAGCCGATCTGCGAGCAGCACCGCATCGACCGCGACGCGTTCGAAGCCTCCTTGGACGGAGCGGCGATCGCCGCGGCCGGCGACGCGATGGTCGCGGCGATCGTGGGTTTTTCCCCGCCGAGTCTCCAGGAGGGGATGATGGGCGTGGTGAAGGCCCAGGACGCGGCGCAGCGCGAGGCGATGGCTCGGCTGGTGACGTCGATCGAGTCGGGCCCGATGAAGGCGAAGATCGAAGCCAACATCGACGACCTGCTATCGAAGGCGGCGCTCTCGATCGAGAAGGGCCTCCAAAGCGAATCGACGTCTGGGCCCTCTGCGACGAGCTCGCCGCTGTCATCGGCGCCTCGCCGGAAGCCTACTCGCTCCGCCGGCTAGATCGGATGGCGACCGCCGCTCGCCGCGAGCGGTGGGACCACACGGCGGCACTCTGCGCGACACTGCTCAACTGCCGCATGGGCGTGAAGCAAAGCGACCTGGTCAGCGCCATCGATCTCAACCCGATGCGCGAGCGTCCGCCGCTTCCGCAGATCCACGGCGCAACGGCCGAGCGTCGCCTGGACGCCCTCTTCGGCGTTCCCAAGGATCCGCACTACTGCCGCCCCGGAAGCATTTGATGGTTGCCGCTTGCGCGTCCCTTAGCCCCTAGCCCCTAGCCCCTAGCCTCTCGCCGCGTTGTCACGCGGCCCCTCGACCCTCGCGGCATGAGCAAGGGCGTAAAGGCCGGCGACGCGTACATCAAGGTCGCCATCGACGGCGCCGACCAGGCGTTCCGCGCGCTAGAGACCCGCTTCAAGGGGATCGGCAACACGCTCGGCGCGGTGGGCGGCATCGCGACTGCCGCCGGCGGCAGCGTGCTGGCCATGTTCAGCGGCGCAGCACAGTCGTTCGCCGGCTACGGCGCCAATCTCGACGACATCAAGCAACGGACCGGCGTCAGCGTCGAAGCCCTCTCGGGCCTCGGCTACGCGGCGACGATGACCGGCTCCGACTTGGGGACGCTGGAGAAGGGCTTCATCGGCATGGCCAAGACGATGGCCGCCGCCAGCGAAGGCGCGAAGGCGAAGATCGAGCTCTTCGAAAAGCTCGGCGTCACCTACGAGCAGCTTCAAGGCCTCGCGCCCGAGAAGCAATTCGAGGTCCTCGCCGACCGGATCGGCCAGATCAAGGACCCCACCGAGCGCGCGGCGATCGCCATGCAGGTGTTCGGCAAGAGCGGGCAGCAACTGCTGCCGATGTTCGCCGGCGGCGCCGCGGGCATGCGCGAGATGGTGGCCGAGGCCGAGCGTCTTGGCCTGGTGATGAGCGACGAGGACGCCGCCGCTGCGGCGGCGCTCGACGACACGTTCGAGCAGCTCGGCATGACGATGGGCGCGGTGTGGCGTGAGATCGGCGCCGCCGTCGCCGGACCGCTCACCGAAATGATGAACTGGGTCGTCACGTTCGTCGGCCAAGCCGCGCTGTGGCTGCGCGACAACCGCGAGCTCGTGGCGACGATCGCGGCGATCGCCGTCGCGCTAACGACCGTCGGCGGCGTGCTCGTGGGAGCGGCCGTCGGCTTCCACGCGCTGGCGTTCATCGCTGGCGGCTTGGCGACGGGCCTCACGGCCGTCGTTGGCGTGCTCGGGGCGATCCTCTCGCCGATCGGCCTGGTGGTCGCGGCGATCGCCGGCGCCGCCGTCTACTTCTTCGGCTTCACCGAGGCGGGCCGCGAAATGGTCGCCTCAGCCCTGGGCTACTTCGGCGAGCTGGGGACGATCGCCGGCGACACGTTCGGCGGGATCCGCAACGCGCTCGCGGGCGGCGACCTGATGGCGGCCGGCGAGATCCTCTGGGCGGGCCTACAGCTCTTGTGGCTGAAGGGCACGGCGCCCCTGCGTGAGACGTGGACCGGCTTCGTGCGGTTCTTCAAGGACATCTGGGCCGCCGCGGTGACGACCGGCGCCGAGTGGTGGAATTTTCTTACCGGTTCCCTCGAGCGCGGCTGGTCGCATTCGCTGGGCTTCGTGCAGGACCTCTGGAGCGTCGTCTACGCGGGCCTTGAGATGGGCATGAACAACCTGGTGGCCTTCTTCGAGACGACGTGGGCCCGCATCAAGGGCCTCTTCGGCGGCGACGCCACGGCCGAGATCGACCGCATCAACGCCGAGCTCGCCGCGGCCAACGACAAGGTCGCCCAGAACCGCGACGAGGCGATCGTCGCCCGCGGCGACGCCCGCGAGAAGGCGCTGGCCGATAGCAAGCGCCGCCAGGAAGAAACGGCCCGCGCGCTGAAGGAGGACCTCGACGCCAAGTTCGAGGCCAACGCCAAGGGCCAGGACAACGCCCTCGCCGCGGCCGAGAAGAAGCTGGCCGACGCCCAGGCGAAGCTCGCGTCGCTCACCAGCGAGCAATCGGCCAAGGCGGCCGAGCGGGCCGACGCGGCCGCGAAGAAGGCGGCCGAGGGGGCCAAAGGTGCGAATGATCGGAACCTCGCCTCGAAGACGGTCGGCGATAGCGGCAGCGGCACGTTCAGCGTCGCGGCGATCGCCGGACTTATGCGGCTGGGCAACGAGGACCTCGCCGACCGCACGGCAGAAGCCTCCGAACGGACCGCCGCTGCTACCGAGAAGTTGGCGGACATGCGGCCGCTGGTGACGGCGCCCTGAGGTTGTGCCACTCGCCGGCGACGTTCGCCGGGATGGGCACGATCCAAGAACTTGACAACGTCGAAGAGGACGACACCGTCGATTCGTTCTCCTACCGTTCGAAGTGGTGCATCTACGGCTTCACCCGCGCCGAGATGGCGACCGCCGCGGACATCGCGATCGTCGATGAGTTCACGCCCAGGACTAGCTTCCTCGCGAAGCACGCCCTGATCGCCAGCATTCCTGCTTATATCGGCGTCGCGCCACTGACGCGCGTCAAGACGATCGAGAAGGACGTCTTCGAGAACTACTACGAGTTCGCCGTCGACTACGAGGCGGGCGCGGGGGCGACCCCAGCCGCCAACGAGCCCTCCGAGCCATCCACTGGGACGAACGAACGGGCCAAGCCGCGACCCTCCATCCGCGTTGCAACGCAATCGGTCGTTCGTCAGGTCGCCCGCGGCGATATCCGCGTCTATGGCAAGACGGCCGACCTCATCATCCCCGACGCGCCACGCGGCATCCTACCCGACGGCAAAGGGGGCTTCCGCGGCGCCGAGGTGATGGTCCCCTCGCTTAGCTGGAGCGAGAGCCACGTCATCCCGGCCGGCGATTTCTCACTGGAGAAGGCGCTAGAGATCTGCGGGATGGTGAACTCGACCGAATTCCGCGGCCGGCCGGCGGGCACGGTGTTGTGTCTTGGCGGATCGGCCGACCAACGGCCCGACGACGGTTTTTGGGACGCGTCGATCGAGTTCCAGTACTCGCCGAAGCTCACGGCCGAGAAGGCTCCAGGATTTGAGGACTACGACGACGTCACCAAGGGTGGCTGGGAGTTCATGTTCCCGCTGACCGACGCCGCCGGGAACGTGACCGCTCTGTGCGTAGCGCCGCTCTACGAAGAGGTTAACTTCGGTTCCATCGTCCCGAGCCTGGCGTAACCGTGGATCCGCTCCGACCCGTCAAACCAGGCGAGCCGATCGACGCTCGCCACCCGATCTTCAGCGCGTATCGCACGAACCTGCTTTCGCAGATGGCGAAGGAGTTCCGTGGCGTGAAGGAGCCGCAGCCAGGCCCGGCGATCGCCGTCGGCGAAGCGAATGGCGGCGCCGGCGGCGGCCTGTTGGGCCGCGTCTTCGACCCATCCACCGGGGGCGGCGTCAGCGGCGGCGACTACACGCCGACCGTCGCGCGCGTGATGCTCGAAACGTGGGACGGGACAAAGTTCACGACCGACCTCGCCATCATTAACGCGAAGGTAGGCCACTCGGCCGCCTACAACCTCGACCCGGATGGGGGCTGCTGCGGCGCTGGGAGTGCTGCGGCGCCGTCGGGCCTGGTGCTCAACTGGTCGAAGGGGATTGTCTACGACCCCGACGCCGCGGCGTGGGCCGTCACGGGGACCGCCGACGCCGATAGCGACGTGGAAGTGTGGCTCGACGGGGGCACGGCCGTCGCCGCGACCGTGAGCCCCACCGGGGCCTGGACCGCGACGCTCAACCTGGCGTCGGCGTCGCGCGGCGTTCACACGATCAGCGCCCGCGAGAAGTTCTTCGGCGACACGACGTGGCAATCGACGCGCTCGCACGCGGTCTGGCGCGAGAACGCCGAGGCCGACCCCGCCTTACGCAAGGCCGTCGCGCCGCGGCCCATCGATAACCGCACGCCCGACGTGCAGGACGCCAGCGACCTCGGCGCTTCGAACAACGACAACCGCACGAGCGACCTCAGCCCCGTCATCGATTGCCGGATCAACGACCCGGGCGCCTTCACGACGCACTATGGGCGGCTCTACGTCTCCAAGGCGGCGACGACGGTCTATCACGACCAGCAGGACAACGTCGGCGGCGCGGCGACCGAGGAGGGCGACACGTTCGCCTTCAACACGGGGAGCGACGGCACGGGCACCGCGTCCGACTTCGCGGACGGCGACGTTTGCTGGGTGCAGGTCGATTTCTGGGGCGTCGGCGGGATCTCGCTGGAGCTAGAGACCGACGACGTTCACACGGGCATGAGCCGGCCCATGCTGCTGCGGATCGACAGCGAGGAGACGGGCGAAGGCTCGCCGACGCGATGGCACCGGCGCTGCGTCTTGACCAAGTACGGCGAGGACTACGTCATCACCGACATCTATGGGTGTTTGCATGAGAACACGACCGAGATGAACGCGGCGCTGGACGCCTAGAAGGGAATGCGGGATGGGCAACTGCTGGGCGGTCAACGAATGCTGGAGCGGCTGGGGCGCGAGCTGCGGCGCGCGGCTGGTCAACACCGATGGAACCGATGATGACGACCCGAACGGCGGCGGGCGCAACCTCTACGCTGCTGTCGAGCTAGCCGATGGCTGGTACGGCACGGCCTTCCCGACAACCAAGTGGCAACGGAGCTGGTTCGCGTTGCCCGACCCGCTCGGCTCGGAAGTAGTCCCGGACTTCGCGAACGCCGCGGCCTACGTCAAGTTCCCGGCCCTTGCTGCGGGCGGCGACTCGCTCGTCTGCGTTGGCGCTTCGGGCAGTCAGTACGGCGATAAGAGCTGGGCGAGCTTCGGCGACTCTTGCGTCTGGTATCAACTCAACTACCGAGCGGCGGGCAGCAGCGCACAGCCCCGCGCGGCGCTCGCGCGTGTCGCTGTCCACGACCACAGCAAGAGCGCTCAGCAGGCGGGCAGCAACCGCAAGTTTGAACTGACGCACTGCTGGCTGCTCGAAGATGAGAACGGTGACCCGGTCTATTGGGATGCGCCGTGGAAACTCTGCGGAGGCATCGGCGACGGAAAGAAGGTCTGCGTCGGCGCCGATCACTTCGCGCTGGTCGAATACCGCACGCCGGACATCGACACGCACCGCGTCACTTATTGGACGCCGGGCGTCGCGGAGGCGACCGTCACCGAGTGGGACAACCCGGAAGAGAGCGCGAATACGAGCGGCTGGCCGTGCTTCGCGTTTGACTCGTCTCACTTCCCGATTGGCGGCGCGACGCAGCTTGAGGTGATGAACACGTTTGGAGGCGGCGCCCCGCAGTCGATCCGTCGCTGGTTGCGATGCGGCTTCATCGACCTCGGCACGATGGAGCTGGATACCGATGACGTGTGGACGAACACGGGCCACTTCTACCAGCGGAGCGTCGCGGGCGAAGGGGGCGACAACCCGGCATTCAGCCTCGACGATATGTGGTTCGAGCTGATCGACTTCCGCGCCACCGGCAACTGGAACCCGCCGATCTACTCACCTGAGGATGAGGAAGAAAGCGAGCCGATCTATCAGTTCCTCTACCCGCCCTACTGGCAGGCGCCGCCGGAAGTAGACCCGGAGCCCAGCGAACATGAGGTGCGTTGGCTGTCGATCATCCGCACGCGTGGCACCGGCACCGGGTCGTTCAGCGGTGGCCTCTCGTGGACGTGCGGCGAAATCGTCCCGGGCTTTCCGGTTCCGAAGCCGCCCGTCCGCATCGCGACGATGGGCACGGTGGATGACAACGACTTCATTGGCATCTCTGACCTGCCCGAGGCCGCGGAGTACGAGTTCAACGCGACGACGCCTTGGCGGGTGTTTGCTGACGCGCACAACGTCGGGTGGCAAGGGACGAGCAGCTACGCGGTGGTGAGAGGCGATGAACCTGAGGGGTATGTTTTAAGCGTGCGGCATCAATTCATCGGCAGCACGATCACTTATGTAGGGGGCTCTACTGCAGTCGATATTGTCGGCGCCGGCCCGTTCTCTGAGGACATTGCATGGGAAGGCGAGACCGTGATTCTGCCGCTTCCCCGTGTCCGCGCTCTGGCGCGTGGCCCGCAAGTCGATAACGCGGCCTACGAAGCCTTGGGCTTCGATCACAGTGAGGAGACCGACCGGGCCGACCTTGTGTGGCCGGCATGGCAGGCGTCTTGCTTCTACGACTCCGAGACTCCCGAGAACGTCCGCGGCTCAACGCCAGCGCTCTGGTTCTACGATGGCGTGACGACGCCCGAAGCGACCGACGGAACGAGCGACACCGAAGTGATTCTCCGCGGCATCTATTGGCCTGATGAGGGAGACCCAGCAGACGCCCACGTCAACGGTTTTTGCGTGGGCGGGTCTATCTAGGTCGCCGGCGTGCATGTGTAGCGAGGGCTGGTTGTTACGCCCTACCGCGACCCTCCGGGCATGCCGAGCACCACTGAGACCGCACCGAAGAAACCCACCAAGGCCCTGCTCGAGGAGCGGGCCGAGCTCGTCGCGAAGGCGGACGCCGCTTCAAAGGAAGCGAGCAACTACCGCCGCGCTCTTGTGAAGATCGACGAACGCCTCGAAGCGTACGTCCGACACGCCGAGCCGAAGTCGCTCGTCGTCAATTTCGCGTCGTGGGTGATCGCCATCGTGGCGAAGAAGAAGCCGGTCTCGTGGAAGAATGAGCTTGTAGATCGATGCGGCGCCGACGTGGCCCGGGAGCTCGAGGAGTCGGCAGGTTTGACGGAGCGCCTCACCGTTGAACCTGCACCTAAGAGCAAACGTTGACCCGTCTACCGAAGCCGTACTTTCAAGCCCACAACGTCACCCTCTATCTAGGCAACTCGCTCGAAGTTCTCGACGCCTGGCACTCTCAAAAGGAGCGGCCGGCGTTCGACGCCTTGGTCACCGATCCGCCCTACTCATCGGGCGGCCTGCACGCTGGCGATCGCCAGAACGGATCGACCAAGAAGTATCTCACTAACGACGCCGCCAAGTTCCAAGGCGCGACGTTCAGCGGCGACAACCGCGACCAGCGATCGCAGCTCGCCTGGCTCTCGCTCTGGATGGACCGCGCCCGCCGGCTCTTGAAGCCGTCGGCGTATGCGTTCGTCTTCTCTGACTGGCGGCAGTTGCCGCTCACCACCGACGCGATCCAAAGCGCGGGGTTCATCTGGCGCGGCATCGAGCCGTGGGACAAGGGGCTCGGATCGCGGGCGGCCCACAAGGGTTTTCTGCGGCATCAATGCGAGTACGTCACCTGGGCTACGCAGGGGGCCGTTCCGCGATCCGAGCACGGGGGCCCGTGGCCAGGCTTGCTGAGATGCAACGTCAACCACCGCCACAAGAACCACCCATGCGCGAAACCCGTCGCCATGATGGTCGAGCTGCTGGCGCCGGTGCGGCCCGGCGGCATGGTGCTGGACCTCTTCGCCGGTGGAGGGGCTACGTTGGCCGCTGCTGCGTTGACGGGCAGGGGGGCCGTAGGAGTCGAGATCGACGAGCAATGGGCTGAGAAGGCCGCACAGCTCGTCGAGAGGGCCGCTGCGGGCGGCCTGGAGGCCGTCGCTGCCAAACCGGCAGCCGCGAGGCCGAAAAAAAGGCGCTGAGCGCGGCCCCGGCCTCGATAGGTACTACCTTGAGATCGCGACGGGAGAGGGCCATACGGAAGAATCAGGAAGGCGTGGTCCCTTTCCTTCGTTGGTCGCTCCGGGGCCGCGCCATGGCGGCCGCTATCGGATCGGCCTGGGTCGGAACCTCTACGGCCGTAGAGGTTTGGGCCCAATGGCCGGCGTTCGATTTAGGCCTTCCCTACTAGGCTTTCGGTTTCTACTTGGCGCCGACGAATCTCCGCGCCATCGTGGCTTCGATGGAGCGAAATTGGCCAGGGCGGGGGCCACCCTCATCGAAGTTCAACCGCTACCGCTAGCATGCCGTCAGTAAATCGACGGGCGCTCCTCGCGCCCGGGCCACTCGACCTCGGTGAGTGTCACCGTCAGCTCCGCGCCTTCGGGGACGGCCACCGTTCCCAAGTTGCCATCGAAGGGGTTTGGCTTAACGCGGACCTCTTTCGATTCACCCGGTTCAACCCCGCCAGAGATCCCGAGGTAGATATCATCCTCGGCGAGCGCGACCGTGCGGCCTGGCTCAGCGATGCGGGCGTGAAACTTGATATCGGCGATCGGTTTGTCGCTGCCGTTGACGACGGTGAAGACGAGGACGTTCTTCGCTGTGTCGAACTGATTATCGCTCTGCTCGATGCGACCGTCGGTGGTCGTCACCTTAGCCGTCACGTCGGCGACCATCGCCTCCCAAGCTTTGATCTTCGCGAGCTGCTCGTCGGTGTGCCGGTTGACTTCCTTCATTCCCTCGTCGATCGCAGCGACCGTCACGGCGGCGCCGCTGAAGAGAACGAATCCGACACCGATGCAACCGATCATCGTGACGATACCGACGGCCAAGAGGCAGCCCATCGTCCCCTTGAACATGGTCCCGAAGGAACCTTTGGTCTTGTGGGTGTGCTCGATCGTCGCGGCGACCTGCGGCGTCGGCCGCGGTGCTTCGTAAAAGGGCTGTGCGACCACCGGAGGGGGCGGGGCGGGGGCGGCGACGGGCGGCCGCGGCGCTGTGGGTGGAGGCGTCGGCCGAGCGGCTTGGATCGGTGCGCCGGGGATCGAGATCGCCGCGCCGCACTTCGGGCACTTGCCGGTCTTTCCTGCTGCGCCGTCCGGGGCGTTGAAGCTCGAGCTGCATCCCTGGCAGGTTACTTTGATCGCCAACGCTTAGCCCTGTTGTTTGGAGTACTCGCCGCACCAGTCGGTCTCGTGGACGCGCGGCCAGGCGGCGGCGGCCGAGTCGGTGCGTTCGAGCTGAACGAGGATGGTGCCGAGAAGTTCGCCGGCGAGATCCGCGAAGGAGAGCGATTGACCTGGATCGTCGCTTGCCGAGTCGGCCCGGGTGTTGTCGATAGACTCGATCAGGCGGTGGACCGGGTCGAGCTGCGGCGGGTACCTGCGGCACGATCCACAACCCTGGCCGTCGTTTTCAAGCATCAGCGGTGGATCCGCTTGCGGATCATCGTTGGGCATGAAGTGCGAACACGTCGCGCAGCGGCGGCCGTCGGCGGACATGGTCTCGCCTCGCATCGGGAGAGGTGGGAATCGGAACGACAGCATGGTAGCTGCTGGCCGCCGCAACTCAACCAGTTGTTTCGACCCAATTGGTCGGAATCCTTGGGGCTCGCGTTGACAGATCGCGCTCCAAAGGCGCAAGATCGTCGCCGTTCCGATCCCCGGGCCATGAGGCCCCCTCGTTTAGGACGGGCTGCGACCAGGCGTCTGACACACGCCCCGCCGCCCACAGCCAGGAGGAGCCAAGCAGACCCCCGACTATGGCGCCCGTCTTTTTCGGGCAACGCGACGCCGCTCCTGGCGTCGTCGCGAAAGGCTTCGAGTTCTCTGCGGCGGTCGCGCCTGCGCGGTCCGCCGGAGATCCTCGGTAGCTGGCAAGCCGCAGAGTGCGGCCGCAAAAAAACGCAGGCGGCGTCGATCTGTTCCCGGCAAAGGACTTCGACGCCGCCCGCATCCATCAACCGACCCATCGGCCGGCACGCTCGCAATATGCGCACAGCGAGGCCGTGGGTCAAACGCAAAAAAGGATTGCAGCGATGGCCACAGCCAAGCAGAGTGTTCCAGGCCCTGACGATTTCGAAGCCTACGTCCGCAAGTGTGCGGAGGTCGCGGAGTTCGAAGCCAGGATGCGAGTCCAGCAGTGGCGCGAGCGAGCGGCTTCCGGCCGTGTTGCTCCGGTGCTGATAAGAGACGAGAGCGACCTCCTCACCGAGGCCGAAGCCGCCGAGCACTGCCGCGTCTCCAAACAGACGATCGCTCGTTGGCGAAAGAAGGGAGTGAGCAACCAGGCCGGGACGGCCGGATTCAAGCTGCCTTGCCGGATGGTCGGCCGAGCTCCGCGGTACACCCGCAAGCAGCTCGATCGCTGGATGGCAGGCATCAAACGCAACCGGCTCGAATGATCGATGGCGACGCTCGTTAAACCCGCCCGCAAAGGCTACTCGATCCAGTGGTACAAGCCGGGCGGAGCACGCGAGACTTTGTACCTCGGCCGGATCCAGAAGGGTCACGCCGAGACGTTCCTTCACCACGTCGAGCGGCTCATCGAATCGAAGAGCTTCGATGAGCCGCCGCCGGTGAAGACGCTGCGCTGGGCGGCGAAGCTTGAAACGAAGTGGCGCGACAAGCTCGCCGAGAAGGGCCTCTACGAGGGCGTGCGGATCAACACGCTCGACGAGCTCGTCGCCAACTTCCGAACGGCCGCCATCGATCGCGGTCTCGCCCCGGCGACGATCGAAAAGATCGACCTCGCAGCGGCCAACCTGGTTGCTCGAATCAAAGGGGCAACGCGCGTCGCCAGTGTCACGGCGGCCGACGCCGAAGACCACGCCGCGTGGATCAAGAGCGGCGGCAAGCGTAAGGGCGGCTCGCTCGCATCGAGCTCGGCTGGCAAACAGATCCAGACTTGCAGCGCCATCTTCCGCCGCGCGGTGCAGCTCAAGGTCATCGACGACAACCCCTTCGCGGGCCTCGGCCGCCCGCCGGCCGACAGCGACGCTCAGGTCTACGTCGCCGTGAATGTCGTCCTCAAGGTCATGGAACGCTGCGACCCCGCGTTGCGGTTCCGCGTGGCGATGAGTCGCTTCGCCGGCCTTCGGCAGCCGAGCGAGATGAATGCGATGGAGCTGCAATGGGTCCAGCTCGAGGAACGTCGCATGCTCGTGTTCAGCCCGAAGAACCAACGCTTCGAGCACAAGCGTTGGCGCGAGGTCCCCATCCAGCCGGCGCTGGCGCCCTACGTCGCCGAAGAGATCGAGCGAGCCAGAGAGGGGCAGACGTACCTCGCCGACTCGTTCCGTGAGATCACGGCGACGGCGTGGCGTAATCGCCTCGAGCGCGCCTGCACTCGCGCGGGCGTCGTGCCGTGGCCCGTGCTGTGGCACTCGATGCGCGGTAGCTGCGGAACGGACTGGCTCGACGAGGGATTCCCCGAGCACGTCGTCTGCCGCTGGATGAACTGCTCGCCGAAGGAGCTGCGCCGCAGCTACGCGAAGACCACGGACGATCACTTGGCGAAGGCCGCGGGCCTGCGATCGCCAGAACAATCGACGACGGCCGAACGCCGCCGTCGCGATCGCGTTGACGCCCTCGTGAGCGGGCCGAAGCAGATGCGGCTCTACGGCATCTAA